TTATTTTACCTTCGCTAGTAATTGTTTTTCAAACTTCTTAACGTGTTCAAATTTGGAATCAAAATCTTCAGAACTTTTACTATTTTTAGTGCGCATTACTTTAACAAATCTTTCTTGTTCTTTTTGGCTAAGTTTAAACGATTTTGTAAAGCTTGAAGTTGCCATTTCAATTCCCTCCTTCATTTTGTTTCTAAATGTATCATAGACTATACAAACATTTATTTCAATCATTTCACAATATTTTATCCATACATTTTATACATTTCTTATATTTTATGTAATTTCAGCACAAAAAATAAGGCCATCCGATTGGATAGCCTTTTTATATTGCCTCTGCGCAAGGACTTTATATCCTGGTCCCCGTAGAGATTGCAGGACTAATCACTTATTAAAAATAAGGTTAGACGAGTCCGTCCGGTCATCATTATTGACTATATTATACCACATTACGCAACATTTTTGTAGAAACTGTTACGTGTTTCTTCTATAATATATCGTCATTTAATCCCAATTGCCTCAATAGCATGCTTCGCCAGTTCATCATACAACGCCTGTTGCTCCTCTAACTCTAACTCCGCACGTTCTAACTGGTGATACGCTCCAGTTAGTTTAATTTCTAAATCGTTATTTTTATCAATCAACGCTTGCTGCTTAGCTAGATTAACCAATAGCACAATCATTAAAACTGCACTGATAAAAGTTAAAACAATGCAGCTCATTTTATAACGTCTTAATTTCTGCATGGCTAATCCTCCACTAATTTATAACGTTTGCCGTTGACTGTCACTTCATTGATCAGCACATCAACAGTTTGTTCTTTTAATTCTTCTTGTTTTATCTCTTGCTTTTGTTCGATGCGCGGTGGTGTCGACGCTGGCGTAGCTGCATCTTGTGGACGTTTAAATCCGTCAACGTCTTGTTCGAGCAACCAGCCAATGTATGTAGCTCCGTCGACTAAAAGATAAGCTTTTTTGCTATAAGATTTGTTAACTGATTTTGTTTTAACAACTTTAAACGACTTGCCAATAACAATTGGATTGATATTTTCTCCTGTTTCCCATTGTTTTGCCTGTTTGCCAATCTTAACAGTTTGCTCTGTGCGTTGTACGCCATTAACTAAATCATTTACTTTATTTTGGACAATGTCAGGATTGTAACCAGCTGACTGCAATTTTTGTACACGTTCAGAGCCATTTCCCCATAAGCCGTTTAAAACTTCTTTAGCGACTTCTTCTACCGACTTATTAGCTTTAGTAGGAGTTCCACCTGCTGCATACTTAGGTCTAGCATAGCCTTTAATATACGCACTATTCAAAGGATAACTCGACCGTCTTACTTGAGATGGACTGCCTGCATTGCCTTCAATCGTATTCACACGACCGTTAGATACGCTCTCTACAAATCCAATATGGTCTGCAAATCCACGAGCGCCTTGCCAATCAAATGTGATAATATCGCCTGTTTTTGGTGTGTTTAATCCAATCCATATTCCCATTTGTTTAAAGATATTAATATGACGCTCTACGCCACACTCACGACCAATTAACTTACTAATGCCTAATTTAATACCAATAAAGCTAACAAAGCAATCACACCAATCATCGTGATATTTGAGTGCATAATACATTGGCAAAGGCTTCACGCTATTATACGTGTCCACAATTGATTTGTGCGTGCTACTATACATGCCAACGCCTAAATATGATGCTGCGGTATTAATGACTTGTTGTGCCGTTACTGCCATTTGATTGCCTCCTTTTTTTAAATCTATATCGTACTGTTTTAAGTTGTGCTCGTTTATCGTTTTGATTATTTTTTCGCTATAAATGGTATCGGTTGCATAAGTACCGGTAAGTGCTTTAGCTTGTTCTTCAGGTGTTTTAGCTTCTAATACGGTCTTATAATGTACTTTGCTAAATGGTGTATCAAACATTTTTTCGTGGTCAATAACCGATGCCTCCATTGAGTCATAAACTTTAAAACGATCCACAACTTCATACAATTCGCCATTACCTTTATCTTCTTTGGTTTTCATTTCTACAACTCTTCCTGTATAACTAGGTAAAGCTTTCATCCCAAAAAAGTTAAAATAAATAGCGGACAAGGTCGATTGACCCCATCCGCTCTCTAATATCGCTTGTGCGATCGTGACGCTTGGGAAAATATTCCGGGCGTGTTTAACTGCTAGTGGTGCTATTTCATCTATAAATGTCATATGGTTGCTCCTATTTAGTCAACTCATCTAATACAACATCATAAGTATCGTTCATTTCTTTGACCGCTGACTCAATCAACGTTTGCGCATCAGTTTGACTGATTGCAATTCCGCGTTGGTCTAACGCGTGGAAGAACATCTCAATCGCTTTATTTAGTTTTTGTTTGCCGTGTAACGTGTTATAAATTTGCTCCGTCGCTTGCACTGTGACCATGGCCAATGTACGTGCTACCTCAATCTCTTTGTTATCCTTGCTTGCACGCAATTCATTACTCTTGTCCACGATGTATCGACGCAACCCACTCGCTAAAACACCAATTACAACTACTAATACACTAATTACACCGTTAATTATCGCTTGTTGAATCATTTCCATACTTTACGCACTCCTAATCTTTATGTTTTTTGAATGGTAATCTTAAACACTCATTATAGATTTGCTCACCTGTACCATTGCCACCTAAGTTTTTGTAACTCTCGAATACAGATGTGATTTCGTTTCTTTCTGGTACGGTCATGTACCCTTGGTCTAGTATTCTGTTGCACTCCTTTAACAGATGTACCTTTAATAAGCTTCGTATGCCGTTTCTAATCGCTTTTTGCTCTTCTAACTGTTCCAATAACGCCTTTGTGGAACGATTGCCTAACCACTTAAAAAGCCCTGTTATTAAAGCAACTACTGTACCTATTATCGCTGCACTTAATTGCGCATTAATTTCTACAATATAGTTATGCCACATCATCAATCCCCCTATCAAAAAAGCGCCCATTTTGGACGCTTAAAAATTATGCTTCATCAATCATGAACTCTAATCCACTATCGATTAAAATCTCACGTACTGCTTCTTTTAGCTTATTAGGCACTTTACTAAAAGTGATTTTTTCGAGAATCACACGTTGTGCAAAAAACATCGCCATCATGTCGTCACCTCCTTTAAATAAAATATAGAAAACTAATTTAAAGCGATTAATCATATAACATCATCGCCATTTCTTGAATCAAATCCTCGTGCATCTCATTTTGAGATTCTAAGACTTTAATTTTAGACTCGAGTACGTCTACAAGACTTGCAGATTTATCTGGTTTAATTTCAACCAATTGATTGATTTTTCCGTCAATTTCAAAATCGCTAATTGGCATTTCAAAAGGTTTCGGAAACCGTTGTGCTTCCGTTGCTTCAAAACCGATGGGCTTAATCAACGTAATCAACCAATCATCATCCATCCAATCAACTTGTTGGACATACTCGTTAAATTCATATTCTTTTTGTGGATTTAATTGACTCAAATCAAAAAAGACCGTCTGCTGACCGTCTTGAACTTTCAGTATATTGTTTTGATTGATTTGGTAATCAACCTGTCTGCTATCGTCAACGATTGGGCTATAAATAAATTGCACTATTTCCACCTCCCGATTGCTGTATAGTTATAGGTTTCATTGCTCATATTTCTAACTCCTGCTGTAATAAAATATACATCAAAATTTTCTCTATTAACGCCACCATGCGCTATCATGGTTGACCCTGAAGCAACAGAAACAGAAACCGCCACATCAGTTGTTTTAAAATTAATTGGATAAACAATCCTTTTATAGTTCGTACGATTTAAACCGCCGTGACCTAAACTTGAGGTCATTCCAACTTTTCCTCTACCGTGACAAATAGCTAATCCATTATCAAAATAATAATAGTGTCCGTTAGCATTAGAGCCCATTCGAACAATTTTATTTAATTTAGATTCGATTGCTTGCGCTTTATCATTTATATTTGCTGCTGTAGCAAAATTTTTATTGTCTAAATCTTTTTTTGTAATGTATTTATTTTTATCCTTGTCGTAGATACCATTTCCGAAAATTTGTACGGCATTTGGAATTTCGCCGCGACCTAACATCCCAATCGAATCGTCATCTGCTCCAAAAGCCATTACAACACTTGTTGGCGCTAATGTGATTATTCTTTCGCGGTTATAATACGAATCAGAAATTGTCAATCGAACGTCGTAGGCAACTGATGTTTCGAATGTGCCACTTAAATAAGGATTGAGATTAAATGTTGACTGCGTTGTCGTGGATTCGTATTTAGTTATCCAATTGTTTTTTCCTGCTTGACTAGTAGCTACTTTTATACTTAACTTATCTGCGCTTTTTGTTTTAAAAAACTTACCGCCCAAAAATACTCGAGCAAGAGTTGCATTGGGGTCACCACGAACAACTCTAAACGCAGTAATAGTAGGTGGATCGTACGGTTTGACTGTCACTGTTTTACTTTTACTTGCTTTACGTCCACGCGAATCAGTGACTTCGACATTTGCTGTCAAACTTCCCGACTGGCTAATTGACGTAAAAACAGGGTTTGTACCACTTTGTACACGTCCATCAAAACTTGTTTGAATTGATTGGATTGTACTACCGTGCATCCCTTTTGCTCTGATATTGAATTTAATATCACTTAGTAATTGATAATATCCATCTAAATATCGCCCACGAGTTCCCACGTCATTAAAACTGATATCATCAATTGTTGGTGTGATGTATGATGGGAACTTAACAGTCGTGTATTGTGTTTTAGATCCTATTAATCGATTACCACTATAAGTATCGACAATGATTGCCATTCCGTTTTGAGTAGCGTTTGGAATCAAATCAATAAATTTTGTAGGCACTTGATAATCATAAGTCGTGCTATCAATCATGCTTGCAATATTGCCCTCTGTGCCTGCATAGCTATATCTTATCGAATGCTTGAAATCACCTGATTTACGATTGATTTGAATTTTTAAATTGCTACCTGCGTCTACCGTTTCGGGTAAGTTAAAATCACTACCCCTAAGCAGCGTTGGTAATGACATTGAACCTTTAATGGCCGTTTGTCCCCTGTGCGTCGTTAAATACACTTCGAACGTAAACGACTTTGTACCGTCGCTATTGTGAGTCACTTCAAACGAACCCGTTTTAAGTGTCTGACTACCATTTCTTGGCACTTTATACGGAGTAGATGTATTAAAAATAGTTTGACCATTCGCATACATTGAGAATGGTTGAGGCACTTGATTAAATGGATAGCCTCCTCCAACGGACTGCAAATAGATCTTGTAGTTAATTCGGGTACGATTGCTTGCAACGTCTTGACTTGCTACGTCTAAATCAATTTTAAATTGCGCATAAAATCCGCCCGGTTGGTTACCGATATATGTTGCCACTAAAAGCACCTCCTAAACATTCTTGACGATGTATGTATATCTTTTACCATTGACTGTCTCTTTTTTGAACGAATGATAAGCAACATCAAAAACACCCGTCACAGTTGCGTTGGTGATATGCATTTGGTCATTCGTAAACCAAGCAACCGCCTTATCACCAGAGATAATTTCTAGCCGATCGTTGGCTAATCTTAGCTGCACCGGATCATCAGCTTTGCCAATCAACACACCTTCCTCGCCAAAAAACAGATAGGTTTTAATCGCTTCGAGCGTTAGCTTACCTTTGCCAACATTTGCTTCTATGATTGCGATTCTATCTCTCAACGCAAGTCCATTGCTATCAACGGCCATTTTTAAAGCGTCCAAATATTCTTGTTGTCGTTTAACTTCATCTAAATTTTTATTTAATTCGTCTGGTGTTGGTAAACCTTCTAAAATAACTCGTAGACTTTGTTGATCGGCACTTAAACTATTTAATTGATTGCTTATTTCGTCACGTAGATTATTTACTGCTTGTTCGTCTCCGACATATACCCATTTATAATCACTTGGGTCTGTGCTTGGACTGGATGTGTTGTCACTGTACATCCCCAAAAAAGTACGATTAGTGTCCGTTAAACTAAAATCAATAATTTTTCCTTGTGTGTCTTTATTTGCGTACGCTTGATGTACATAACTGTTTTGACCATCTTTACCAGGTAAACCAGGTCGTCCATCTTTTCCGGGTCCACCTGGATCACCTTTAATTTTTGTCCATTTATATAACTTAGGATCCAATGGGGCTTCTTCCGATTGAGAGGTATATATACCCATGTATTCCTTACCTTCAGGATTAAAGCTAAAATCTATAACATACTCGCCAGCAACAACACTCGCATATGCAGTATGCAAATGTGTTTTCTTAATGACATCTTGCCACTCTAGTTGTCCTTTATCGTTGTAAGTGTAAATCTTGTTGATTCCATTTTCTTCCCAACGCCATACGTCGCTGTACCTTGCACCTTTAGGTTCATCTTCCTGGTTAAAAATTTGGACTGACAAGTCTTTAATAAGATAGTAAGCCATTGCCATTTCTTCGTTGCCCTTCATTGCGATGCAGCGAAAATCGCTCTCAACTTCAATGTCTTTGTTAGTCAATTTAAGCGTTGCTGATGTTTCTGTTTTGTGCGTTTCGTTCCAAACTTCGTCGCTTGCTTCGTTTAAATAACTTTCACGCGTCCATTCAAATTTGTCTACTTGATCAGTAACGTCTAAGCCGCCACGTGTAACTGTTGCAGTCAGTGTCGTTTCAATTTTTCCGTTTTGAAACACGTTACCCCTGCTACTATCGATTGTTAAAACAAAAGGTAGTTGATTAAAGTTAAACGTATACTCTTTAAGCAAACCGCTTAAACGACTCAACTCTGCACTGATTCCGCTTGGCAACTCCTCAAAATTACTTAACTCTACCACGTTCTGTGTTTGGTCACTTTGACTTTGTCGTAGCTCGACTACGCGTGCCTTAATGTACAAACCTTCATCTTTCGTGTAAAACTGGTGGTCGACAATCGTGACAAAGTCACCTAGTTCAACACCGTCGGGAAAATAGTTAAAATCGACGCTATAAGTCACTTTTGGTGCGTTTCGATTCTTTAACTGCCTTAGTGTTTCGTCAAACAGTGTTTTTTGCGACTTTGCCTCGGACTGATAAGTCTTTAAAATATAACCATTCTCCGAACGATCATCATCCGCCCACTGCTCTCCTGCTTGTCTGTCGTATAACACACCATTTTTGGGGTTGACGTAATACCGTTCGTCATCATACGTATAGCCTTTTAGCGTTAAGTGTTTATCACCTTCCGCTTGCCCTACTCCTTTTAAAGCAGTAGCTAAATCAGTAATATCAGCGGTACGCTTTACGCCTTTTAACTCACATCCAACTTCTAAACGTTGTCCAACGTCTTTTCCTCGACGTTTAAAAATATCAACGTATTTATAGATGGCCTTGTTGCCACTAAATCCATAATCGTAAGCTATCTCTATATCAAAACGTTTAGCAATCTGATCTAATCGCTTAGCTTTCGTGACGGTTTCTGTCCACTCTAGTGTTTGTTTTAAGCCTCCCGATTGATCTATTCGAATTTGCCAACCAGTATCTTTTCCTAGTGTTTTCTTAATAAAATCAACAACTGATCCGTTTAGTTTAAATCCATCGATTTCGCTGTTTAGTAATTGACGACTAGCATCTTCTGCAATAACTTCTACGACATCCACATCACTGTCAACGATTGAAATTTCAAATTTCTTATATCGTCCATTTTCCATTAAGTACAACAAACGATTACCCTCTTTGACGTGAACACTATCTGGATGGCTTTTATCGAATGTCACCGTTAATACACTGACACCCGTATCAACTTTTGTCGTGACTAAGTCATTGTAAAAATGTAGTCCGTCTGGCAAATCATAGTTAGCAACTGCTAATGTATTCTCTTGTCGATCTAATATGTAAATCATAAAAACACCTCACGATAAGTCACTTTTACATCCGGTTTTGTCGCAAAATCTGAAACAGACACAAACCATTCGGCTTCACCTGGTTCAACATACAGCCCTTTACTCCCGGGCTTGATTGCTCCTAGCATAGGCAAACCGTTTCTTTTAGCCGTTCCGTCGCGCATATCAATTTGGATTACATCTCCAGTTGACATCGTGTTATCAAAGTTGTAATGCACATCTTCATAACTACTTATTCTCACGTCGTAAAAATGGTTAATTGTAAACGCTGGGTGTTTGTCAAATTTTCTTGAAAATACAATTACGCCATCAATCAATGTGTCAACGTGTTCTCGAGGCACATGACGGCTGACCGTGTACGTTTTATTATTCACTCGATTTTTAAATTTAAAGGTGTATGTTTCGCCCACTTTTTCAATGCCAAGCGTTCCATAAAAATCGACGAAGTAACTTGTTGTGCTTCCAGTAACCGTTTCATGCTTACCATTTATCCCAAAAGTTGGGGTCGTGTAAACGCCATTTCCTGTTTTATTAATTGCAATATAAGCAATCACTTTCCCTTTTGACATCAAACCAAAAAAGATGCCACCTTGTTGATTCGGATTGTCCACTTTTACGATCAAATCAGCTTCTGCTCGATAATTTGTGTTCGTCATTTTGAAGTTTCGCATTAAACTTGGTCCAGCATGTTTGCCTGTGGTATCGCCATAATTCGCACCAAATCCAACACGTGGTTTTCTTGTTTTAAAAAACTTGCCCGAAAAATAATAACTTGGATTAATTAATGACGGATTGCCTGTCGTCCACAGTGAAGCATCTTCTAAATTGTCATGAAACGCTTGAATGAATTCTTGTTTTGTTTCTTCGTCAACTTCTGATGGGTCGCCTAATTGATAAGTACCGTGGGGGCTAGTTAAAGCAAATAGCCCGTTGTCGCTCTTCATCGTTGTTTCGATAATAGGATAATAACGGTATGTCCCATCATTTTTTAGTTTGATTAAATCGGCGGCAGGAAATTCTTGCGTTTTCTCTTTTATGCCATAAGCTACACGCTTTCCATTATGAGTTTTAACGCGTTCAAAATTCATCTGAACATGTACAACTGATTGTCTTTCTTCATCTCTTGCATAGCTAAGATGTTCAGTATTCAACCGAACCGGCCAGTATCTATCCGGATAAATAGAAATGTACAAGTGGTGAATTTCTTGCCGGTTGAGTTCGTGAACTAAAATATCTCGTTCCTTTGCATAATCGTTTGTATGCATAATGAATCGAAACACCCAATCATCTGTATCAGAATCAAGAAGAAGCCCCCAATCAGGAGCTTCAACCAACCCCATATTTCGTGTTAATTCATATTCATTTAATTTAATAATTACATCTGACATCATCCAAATTCACCTACTTCTCTGTGTTTTAATCGGTTTGTTCGTTGCCTGTTCCGTTCAAGCACCCTGCCAACTTGATAAGAGTCCAACTTAATTTCAGTGTCTGCTAGTTGCTGTCCGAACTTTTGCATGATACGAACTAATTCATCTAGTCTCTTTTCAATGTGTGTTGTATCGGTAGATTGAATAAACGTGTCGTTATTACGTGTTTCAGAAAGGCTTGCTAGTTGTCTTACCTTTTTAGCGTTCTGTGGGATACCGATTCCGTCAGCGTAATGTGGGAATAATTTTCTTGTTTCATAAGCTTTCAAGACTTTTGACCCTCTCGGTAAGTCGGGTAAGAACACATCGCGTCCTTCGGGGATAAATGGTGTTCCACCCTTTGGTATAACTAATTCTCTATATACAGGCCCTTTTTGGTCGTTAACAATTGCATGACCACCAGGGTGATAATTAGTACCTCTCGCGTTTTTTCTTCCTGTTACTTTTTCATATACAACTCTTAGTGTTTTTGTAATTACATTACTGATATCACTGAACGCCCCTACAGCAGCTCTTGCATCATTCGCAGGTCCAGAAGCGTTATCATTCGCTTTCAATTTTTTAGTAGCCGGATTGTTATTGTTAAAGCGATCTAACGCTGATACACCTGTACCCGATGCACTTACTACACTTTGTGGGTTACCTTGTAAGAATTTAGTTGCTGGATTATTTGATGCGTAACTGTTTAATGCGTTCTGCCCTGATTGAGAAGCGCTCGTAACATTCGAAGCGTCTCCGGTTAACTTCTTCACTTGTGGTTGCAGCGCATCATATTGCTGAACGGTTAGTGTGCCGTCTGCTACTTTCGCTTTCAAATCCTCGTTATTCGCAAGCATTTGTTTCACATCGTTTGGCAAGTTCATCCAGGTAGTGTACGTGTCGGTTGATTCTAGAACCTTCTCAAGCAGCCCTGGATTATCAACTATTAACTGTTTGGTTTGTTCAGGTAAACCGTTCCAACGCTCTAACATTTCAGAAGAGCTTTGAATCTTTTGAATTGTACCTGAATTATCAGCTTTCAACTCTTTCACTTCGGGTTGGAGTTCGTCCCAAAGGCCTAACTCAAAAATCGCCCCCGCCAATTCTTCTTTTGTGTTAGATTGTACAATCGCTTGTTTCTCTTCGATGGATAATTCGTTCCATTTACCTGTTTCAGATAAGGCCTTGTACATGTTCACACTGAATTTGTCATGTAAGATGGCTTCTTTATCTTCCCAAGCCATGCCGTCCCAGTAGTCGTTAGCAATAGCAGCTTCACCTATTACACGTCTAGCATTTGAATCTAGATCTGCATTATGAACGAGCAGTTTCATCTCGTTCCATTTAGTAACATCCTTTGTTGCATCAATCACCGCTTCGCGCATATTCGTTTTAACTTCCCCTGTTTTCTCGTCAAGGACAATACTGTTCCACGCTTCTGCGGCTTTTCGTCCGGATTTACCTGCCATGTCGGCTACACCGTCAATATCTTTAACAAGTGACAATGCATTATCTAAAAGTTTTTTGTTGCTTGCTAATTGTAATCGGCGCATTTCTTCTGTGCCGTCTAGCACTTTACCGTTTAGCAAGTTGAACTTTTTAGCTAACTCTGGATATTTATCAACAATTGCTTTAATTTGAGAATCTAGACCATCTACCATCGCTTTTTTCGATGTGTCAAAATCTTTAATAATTTGGTCTATCATTTCTTTTGATAAGCCGTTATCTTTTAATTCTTTGCGCATCGATTCTCTTGTTTTAGTCCATTCTGTTAACATGGATTCTCTTTGTTTGCCTAGCGATTTCACCCACTCTGTGGCCTGTTCTTTCGAGGCGTTTCTCACGTCACCGGTCATTGCAGTTAATATCCGCTTACGTTCTTTTTGACTAACACTTAGTGTATTGACATATTCTTCCGCAGAAGATTTATATAGGTTATTAATACGGCCAAGCTCTTCCTGTGTTACTTGTCGGTCATTAGCCATTGCGTTTTTTCGAATTTCACTAATCTTTTGGGTATTCTCTTTAATAACGTTTAAAGACTGTTCGAGTTGAGATTTCTGTTTTTCAATGCTCCGTTTAGTCGATTCGTTAACAAAATCAGGTAGATTATCCAAGGCTTTTTGCATACCTTTGATGCGTTTTGTTATGTTATCTTCAATGGAGTTACCAACTTGTACAAAGCTGTCGGCCATTGCACCTGTATCAGTTTTTACACCTTGTGACATGGCAGAAATAGCGCCTTGACCTTGCAACGTTGTATCTTGTATTTTAGTCAGTACTTTGTCGGTTTCTTCTCCAACGTCTGTTCCCCAACGCTTCACACGTTGAGACGATTCATACAACTGTTCACCAAACATTTTCCAACCTAAATAGATTGCTCCGCCAACACCGATTGCTGCGGCGATTGGCAATAACACACCACTTAATCCACCTAATGCAGTTGTCATTGCTCCAATGCCTCCTGCGCCAGATGCTGCGCCTGCTGCGCTCCCGAGCTGAACTGCTCCAGCGGCACTTTGTCCAAGTGCACCAGCTAATTGTTGAGCGGGTACCACGCCACCTATTAAAGATTTAGCCATGGCATCCATCGCTCGTTTTTTAGCAAATTGTGCTGTTAATTCAGCAAACCCTTTTCCTAATGTTCCGATACCGCTTGTTAGTTTTCCTGTTACATTTAGCACAGGACCAACTGCAACACCAAAAGCGATCATTTTCATAATCATTCGTTGTGTCTTAGGGTCAGCTTCACTGAATTTACGTGCTAAGTCGCCTAGGTTTTTTATTAAAGGTTTTGCACTATTTAGTCCTTCCCTTAGCGCATCAACAAAAGGTCCGCCCAATTCAATTGCTGCATCAACTGCTTCATTTTTTAGCATTTTGAGTTTAGCTTCTGTCGTTTCATAACGTTTGCTAGCTTCTTCTGTTAAGGCAGTATTTTCTTCCCAGGCTTTGTTACCCGTTCGCACTGCATCACTAAATACACCTGATGCGTTTGCTGCGCGTAGTAAGCTATCGCGCAACCGTACTTCGGTAATACCCATATCATCTAACACTTTAATTGCTGATGTTCCACGTTCCTCTGCATGGGCTAAACCTTCAACAAAAGAAAGTAAGGCTTCTGTTGGGTTAGATTTGAACATTTCTGAGAATTTTTGTGAAGTCATTCCAGCGACTCGTGCAAAATTATTTAAAGATTTACCGCCTTTTTCGGTCGCTAATTGCATTTGAACCATCACTTTTGAAAATGCAGATCCGCCAGCTTGAGCCTCTATTCCAACACTTGAGAGTGCTGTAGCTAATCCTAAAATTTCACCGTTCGTCATACCGATTTGATTACCTGCCCCGGCTAATCTAAGTGCCATATCAGAAATTTCACTTTCTGTTGTTGCGAAGTTGTTTCCTAAAGCAACAATAGTAGAGCCTAATCGGTCAAAATCGTTCTGTGACATTTGAGTAATGTTAGCGAACCGTGCTAAAGTGGTTGCTGCTTGTTCAGCGCTCATGTTCGTTGATTCGCCTAAATCAATCATTGTTTTAGTGAATTTCACAACGTTTTGCGATTGGATTCCCAGTTGCCCTGCCGCTTCTGCAACGGATGCAATCTCTTGATGACTAGGAGGTAATTCTTTAGCTAAATTGCGCAATCCTTGTTCTAAATCACGGTATGAATAAATCACACGTCCATTAGCATCTACTACTTCATCGTTGGTTTTCTTTACGCCAGCAAAGGCTGATTCCCACTTAATCGCTGCAGTCGTAGCAGCAGTAACTGCTCCAGTTAGCGGAACAGTTAGTCCTCTTGTTAAAGAACTACCTACACTGCTCATTTTATCGCCCACGCTGATTAGTTTTTCGCTGCTTTTATAAAGCTTTCCGGTCCAACCTTCTGTTTTTACTTGTAATTCTGCCATCGCTCCAGCAGTATCTATCAGTTGTTTCTTATAGGCAGCGAGTTTTGCTTGCGCGTCCATTAATTCTGCAGCAATTCTTTTTGATGAGTCGGTTAGTTTGCCATCAACAAGTGAGCCCTCATAAGCTTCATTCAAAGCGCGCACTTGTTCTTCTTGCGCTTTAATCATGCTTGATAAACCTTTAGAACGTGCTGTTAATTGACCCATTCGGTCGCCTGCTAATTGTGCGGCTCTTGCATTGGCTTGCATTTCTTTTGATAAGTAACGAATTCTTTTTCTCGAATTGTCAACACCTTTACCAAAATCCGCATCATCTAAATTTAAACGGATCATCATATTACCCAATGGTGTTCCTGTGCTCATTAAAGTCCTCCTTTCCTCAATTGATTCACTAGATTAGATAGTGGTTGAATCGCTTTCTTTTTTCTTTTCCCCGTTGTTTTAGCAAGCAAGATATCATCCACATCTAAACAGTCAGTTTGCATTAAATCTCTAATTGTTGTTCCTGGAACAGACTGAATTACTTCTCGGATGAACTGGAGTTGATAGTCATAATATTTTGACCAGCTAACAGTTCCTCCGTCATTACTTTTTTTAGTTGTTCATCATCTTCTTTATTAAAACCAAGTACCCGATAACGGATGATTTCATATATCACGTCACGGTCTAACGCTTCTAATCCGTTGTTAATCGCTTCAGGGGTTACTTCTTCGTTCTCAAATAATCCTGCAACAAATTCAATTTGTAAACGTGCATATTCTTCTTCCGGCACATTTTCTTTGTATTTCTTCTCCAACTCTTTTTCTAAACGGATGTACTCTTGGCGTTTCCCAAAAGGAACAAAGTCTTGCGTAAAAGTTTTAAATTTATTATTAGGTTGTCTTAATTCTAATTTAAATGTGCGTTCCATTGATTCACTCCCTTTTCTTTTCAAAAAAAGAGCTAGCAATTAAGCTAGCCCTGTTTATTATTCTGCTAATGAAGATGCTGCTGAACCAAACAACTCTTTTTCAAGTGCTGTAAACGATTCGCTAGAATCTGCGATACCTACTGTTACTGATTTAGTTGTTCCTTCTACTTTCTTAGAAATAGGTGTTAAGACATACTCACCCGGCTCGGGCGTAAAATCTTCATCAGTTAAAGTTTCTGCTGAAAAACCATCACGTGACCATACGCCTGCATACAATCCAAAGCCTACTTTATTTCCGTGTAGGTCTTCACTTTCAACTAACACAGCGTAATAAGGAGGTTCTGTATCTTCACCAATATAATGTACGCCATTTGAACCTACTACGTGTCCTAACATCTCGTGTTCAATTTTTGATGGAACATCTAACAGGCCAAAGTTTGCTGCGATATTGCCGTGCCCTTTTCGTGATACGTAGTAGGCAATGTTTGATCCATAGATTTTGACAGGTTCGCGTGTCAATCCCGTTAAATCAAAAGAGGCTGTCGCCCCTTCTTTTTGTTTCCCTTCAATTGTCGTCACCGTTGCTTCTGATGCCGGTTGTAACTTATCATCTAATTTTAAAATTTTAATACGACTAAATCCGTATGTTTGCATTCTTTCATCTCCTTTTTAATAGTTGTTATCATAAAGTTTTGTTGTGGTTCGATAACGTCTAGCATCGACATATCTTTTTGTGCCCGAAAAATATTCATCTAAACCACCTGGCATTTGAAAAAAACGTAAGTTTCTCATCACTTGTTTAGCTGCCAATTGAATTTCCTTCACTTGTTGTCTTTTTGGGGCTTCCACGTTAATTTGATAGGTTAAACGTTGGGATAGTTCTTTGTCACTCCCGTAAGTGACACCTACAGGAACTCCTAAAGGTTCAATGATTATAAATGGCTTACTTGTATCCATTGTTTCAGGCGCTTCATAAAATTTAATGCGATTTTTTGTTACGAGGCTTTTAATCGTTTCATGTTTGATAAGTTCGTTATAAATAGTCATCATCATATCAGTCATTCAACCAACTCCTTTAGCCCCTCATGCATTTCTTTAATGGCGGTACTTTTTGATTCATCCGCTGCACGTTGAACAGCCCCCATACCTCTCGGGTTTTGCCGTTTGCCAAACCGGGTATAACCAAATTCGTTTAAATGAACTAATCGCCAACGACTTTTACTACCTTCCCAACCGACATCAATTCGTTTGATACCTTTTTTTGCACCTCTGACATTTGAACGGACCACCTCATCATAAGTTGCTCCTGTGTCTTGATAATAAGCCACGTGCTTTCTAGTGAGCTCTACCATTTTATCTCCTGTATCTCTTAGGGCTTTATTCTCAATACGTGATACTCGGTTTTTACCTAACTTCTTTTCGAGATTAGCTAGTACCTCGTCTACGCCTGTAACTTCAACTTTCAAGACATCGCCCCCAATACAATTTTTATGAATTTGTTATCTTCAAAATCGGGCGATACATCAAGTACTTCCCACACCTTGTCTTTTCCGTAACGGTAATCATCAACAATGACCTTATGCTTATTGTTTGGGATAAAATCAGTGTGAGGGTCTCTTATTTTAATCGTTAAACCCTCTTTTGTACCTTTAGCATTGATAATATTCATGTCTTTTGTACTGGGGCTATAAGCTAAAGCTAAGGCCTTAAAAACAAGGCGTTGTTTTTCTTCGTCAGGGTCTGGACCTTCACTAGGTTGATAGACATAAAAACTGACAGGAATTCTTAAATCGCCACGATTTATTGAAGGTTTTTTGTACTTTCTTCTATTCATCACTTTCACCTACCGAGTTCAGCAAGGATTGAGCTAAAATTTCCGCTTGAAAGTTTTCTTCAAAAAATTCCAAGTCCTCGTTATAGTCATAGCGCACTCGGTTATAAACCAATTCAAGATACACCGGATCGTTTGGTGGATCCGGCGAATGAATTAATTGTTGGATGCGGAGGAATGAACCTTTTAACATCCGCATTAAATCATCATCATCTGACGTGTTGAATATACGCAGGTATAATTTAATCGGCTCAAGATGTTCTTCCGCTAATTGTTCTGCTTCTTTTAAGTCCATGCCACCACCTCCTTTATTTCACCAACTCAAGCAATTCTGATTTCTTGGCTGAACTGCTATATGAGATGGAATGTTCATCTAAGTACGATTTGATTTGACTAACCGTCCACGTGCTGTCGGGTGTTCCACTAGCTTTTAAGGCTGTTCGCTCTAGTTCCGCCTCATCTAAGTGAGGCGATGTTATTCCCCCGATTGACCGTCGATTTTCAAAGTCCAAACCGCTGCTGCTTTGTCGTCTTTCGCTTTACCGTATCCAAATGATTTTGCGATATATAATGTTAAATCTTCAAGCGCTAGTGTTTCAGCATAGGTTTGAATATCAACTCCACCGGCTACACGTGCATCGTAACGGCCTTTAACAAATGAGATAACTTTACCCGCTGGAACAGCCAACGATTCGATAATGCTTAAGTTGTAAGGTAATGCTGTTATATACAATCCGTTAGCGTTTAAATGTGTGTATTGAGTACGAACGTCCCAAGCATCTGTTGGGTTAACAAGCAATGCAACTTTGCCTGCTACGTTTAAAGGTTTTCCATTTTCTTTAATCGAGTGGTGTTTATAAATTGCAGTGATTTCTTTTACTGTTGTTTTTGGATCAGCAAATGTTAATGTGCCTGTTGGTTCTTTTTCAGGATAAACACCACCTGAAATGGACACGTCTTGTTGTACTTGTCGGTTTAATCCAACCGGTTTGTCATTTCCGTCACCTGTTACAAAAGCTAATTCTAGTGCAGTTGCAAAAGCTTCCGTGATTTGTGTCATAACAAAACGTTTAATCCATGCTGGACCGTATTTTTCTGTATCTTTAGGAACCACAACAAAAGCTGTTAATTTGCTAGAAATTGTTTCTTCTTCGCTGAATGATGCCTCTAGTTGGCCTTTAATTTCACCAAAGATTTTACCCCAAACAGCTACGCCGCTTGTTTCTGAACGGATAAATTTAACACGTAAGCCGTTATTTTTAAGCCCAATTTCACTTAAAATAGGGTGTGCTGTCACCATATCTTCGAAGATTTCATCTACTGTTGTTTGTGGTAATAACTTAGGTTCTTTTAAGCTGTCTTTGTTAATTTCATTAAAAAATTTCACTTCTTCATTTGTAATTTGACGGTCTACACGTGAAGCAGCTGCAAATGAATCTAGGTCTTGTTTAAAATCTTGTTCCATTCCTGTTCGTAAAGCTTCCATCATTTCAGCGAAAGCTTGTTCTTTTTCTTCGTTAGTTGCTTCTTGGTTTTGCCCTAATGCAAAAAATGCTTCACGTTTCTCGTTATATACGTCTACATAGTTTTTATTTAATTTCATTACCATCTATTTGTCCTCCTTGTATTAAAAAAAGAGCTGATCGATAAACGATTGCTCTTGTTCTTCCGTTTTATTTTCTTGTTTGTTTTGTTTTAGCTGTCTGAGTTTGTTCATTGTTTCTTGGCTTAAAATTGGTGTACCTACACTTGCTAAGAGTGATATGTTTGCGTCGTTAGTAAATAGCACCTCATCCGCAAATCCTAATTCAACGGCTTGCTTCGCTGTAATCCACGTCTCCTCATCCATCCACTGAATAATCTCTTCGTGAGTTCGTCCAGTTTTTAACTGATAGGCGTTTGCTAAGGCATGATTAGCTTGTTTAAGCACCTGTGACGTATGATCCATTTCGTTATGGTCACCTGTCGCTTGTGTCCAAACATTGTGAATCATCAATTGTCCTGCTGGGCTCATTCTTACCGTGTCACCTGCCATGGCGATGACACTTGCTGCGCTACCAGCGGTTACAACATCAATCGTTACATTTCCTTCGTAAGCTTTTAAAGCCGTGTAGATTTCCACTCCAGCGTTCACTAGTCCGCCATATGAGTTAACTGTAATCTTGATATCGTCTCCGTCTAGTTCGTTGATGATATCTTTTGGTGCTGTGTGCTCAATTTCGAAATAGTCATAAACATCTTTGCTGTTGTTGTCAATGATTGTTCCTTTAATTGCTAGTTCCTTCATCGTTTGCTTCCTCACCACCTTTCAGTGTGTCATAGTTTTTGGTCAAGTAGTATCTGTTCATTGCTGGATCGTCAACCGCTTCAAATTCAAACAACGCACGCGTTTCATTTGGTGTTAATGTACCGCTTGAAATAATCTTGTCAATTTGAGTTGCTAATTTCAGTGGGTCACGTGGCAGCACGTTTTGAACTGTTAATGTTTTTCCTTTGTCATAATCGTTTTTATGAATGAAAGCTTTCGTTAATTCATCGGTCATTTTTTTAGTTAACGGTTTAATACACAATTCGCGATATGCATCTAAGTTATATTGCAAGTCTGCCATCTCGCCTTTAATTAAAGCGGGTGGCACTCCGATTGCTCTTGCAACATCACTCATTAGCGACACTTTCAAGCTGTCCAACTCGTCTAGCGACTGATTGGTTACTCCAGTTTTATTGGTAAACTCGTTGTACTCAAATCCGTTTAACTCTGGAACAACAGCAACGGAGCTTGTCCTAAACGACTTATATATTTTATTGATATAATCTTGAAGTTTTTCATTGATTGTTTTTCCGTTTTTGTCTTTTTCTCCACTTACGGTTCCTGTGTGATTCACTTTCACCGTTCCACGAATTTGGTTATTTCGCATGGAGACTTCTACTATGCGTCCAAACAATTCTGCATAATCATCAAACAGCCCTTTAGTGAATCGTTCCAAACTGTCGTTGTTATACCGTAGATAAATGACTTCTTTCATCTGAAACCGGCGATTAAATGTATAATCTTTAACCGTTACTTTTTCAAATGTATCTTCGTAAAGCGCCCACTCGGTTCGGACAAAATCATCTGCAATCAACAGCTGGTTATCCTGTGATAGCACCACAAGAACTTCGTTATCGTCGAGCAGTTTATAAAAGAATGCCTGCCAAAAATCTCCTGCTGACATATCCTTATTTGGTCTGACGTTAAGAATGTAATCCCAATTTTTATCAATTTTCCCGGTTTCATCGCGTATCTTAACCTGCATGGTTGACATCGTCCGACTGACAAAATCAATCACTGTATTTAATGCCATCACTTTTAAATAGATACGTTCTGATGTGCTGGTCATTAGTTCCCAATCCAACATTTCTCGAAGTGCTCGGTTTCGATTAAACACTTCGCCTAAACTTTCCATTAAACTCAATAATCATCCCCCCTTTCTAAAAGTCGATGCTTGCTAATAAATCCAAACCTTCGTTAATGTCCACTTGATCGTTTAATTCTTCTGCTCGATACAAAGCATGTAAGAAAGCATGGAATCCATCTGTTTTCCGTTTAACGATTTCTTTTTTCAAGAATTTTTTTCCGTCATTTGTTTCTTGCACATAAACATTATTGACGTACCAGCGCATCACCGGATTGTCACCAAAAATAAAGCGCCTATTTGCAAAACCGTCCTCGATTCTTGGCGCAAGTAATGGATGGATGCTAGTCGGTCGTCTGATTGCTTCCGCCTCAAACCCCTCTTTCTCTAATAGCGGTCTAAGTAAATCTAATTTAAAGTTATCCGCTACAATTTTATTCACTCCGTACCGTTCTCGCATTTCAATAAACCAATTGACGACGTGACGTGGGTCAAGTGAAGGTTCGTCAACCACTGTTAACAACCCTTGTTTTTCCCACTCTTTTATTGGAGCTTTCTTGTCACCACCAAGTGCATTAGCTGAATTAGAATAGCCATAATGCACGTCTGCAAACTGTTTGATTACAAAGGAGTGATTAATAAATCCATATTCTTCGCCTTTTTTAAACAACAGTCCGCAAGCTGTAAAATCTCGTGTTGAGCCAAAGTCTAGTCCACCAATTGGTGTTAGTCCGGTTAAGTCAAACATTGGACGATTCGTTGCCTTGATTTCTTCCACACTTGCTACCGCATGTGCACCGTCACCTTCTAAGAAATTCATACGCTTAGTTACAAATTCAGGTCGTCCGGACGGTTCGTCATTCAAATCTTGGTATTCGTCCACCATCGTATCGAGTAGACGTTCTGCACGCTCTCCGAGCGGTTTTTGTAATGAGGGGTTCGCCTTTTCCCAATTGTCGGGTTCGTCCATTTCTTTTATATCGTCAATCTCACAAATGAAAGGGAACAGACCGTTAAAAGGCACGTCACCGTTTAATATCCGTTCAGAACGTCCGTACATCATGTCAAAATAGCCTTCTCGTATAAATCCTTTTGTTCCAATAAAGAACTGTCTTGGATGAGGTTTTTTACCTAAACCACCAGTAAATACCTTAACCAATTTTGAATCCTCATATTCGTGAAACTCGTCAAAGATTAAACAACCTTCACGACCACCGTCCTTTGTTCGTGCGTTTGACGTGTGGTATAAAATCTTCGATTGAGTTTCTCTGCTAATAATCCGGCTTTTATACGGTTCAAACTCTCCTAGCGGTTCATCTTCAAATGTCGTGTCTCTTGTTCGAATCGCGCTCAAATTAGGGTCTTGAATGATTTTGTTATAGATTTCTTCAAAACTGACTTTGGCTTGGTGCTCCGAGTTGGCCACGATTGATACGTCATATTCAGGTATTCCGTGTAGTGAAGAAGTTAAAAAATGAGAAAGTGTAGATATAAAGCCGTTCTTTCCTGCTCCACGTCCCATAACCAAAATAAAAATACGAAATACAGGTGTGTTCTTCTTTTTGCTGTACAAAAAAACGAATGGGGCAATAAACTTCTCCCATTCGTCTAATTCAAAATAATTGTGTTCGCTGAATTGTATATAGTTATCAATCATCTGATCATTGAAATAATATAAATCATCCCGTGGTAATATATCTCGCTCTAACCACCCGATTAGTTGTTTTCTTTTATCGTTAAAGACTAACTGATTGTTTTTGAACTTTCGGATATATTCATCCACGTACTTATTACTTAACACTACCTACCGAGCAACCTTGCTTTAGGTGATTTCGTTTCTGATTTATTGGGTGGTAACAAATCGGTCAACTGTTTAATTACCTCTTTATAGGTTCGATCTCGGTTATCATAATTTTCTACAATCGGTCGTTTTCTATCATAAGGTTCCTGCTTATCACTCTGACGGAACTTTTCATACTCCCCATTTTCTAAAATGTCTTTCCAGTTATCATCTAGTAAGATACGAAGCCTTGCCGCTTGGACAATAAGCCCCTCTGCAAGCTTTTTATTTTTTTGGGGGATTTCATCGAGCAACTGGCTTAAACGCTCTGTTTCTTCTTCTACACGTTTCTCTGCTGCATTTATCCGGTCATTTAATAAATCTACCACGGTTAGATTAAGCACCTTAGCAATTCGGTCTAGGGCTTCTAAAGACGGTGATGACACACCGCGCTCAATGCTTGAAAAATAGCTATAACTCAACTTACTTTTTTTGGCAAATTCTTCTTGCGTTAAACCCATTTTCTTTCTGCTTTGTTTGATTTTGGTACCCATATGTTCAATGTTCATGTCATCACCTCTTTTCTTGTTGTGTATAGACAGGGGGAGGGAGTTAAGAAACACCTACGATTGCGGAATAAACCCCACCCACCGGTTCCCAAATTCGTTTTTTCAATGCGATTTTTTCGATGGGGGGTCTAAAATTTTTATCTTGTCTCCTCTATTTCGTCTTGTTTTACAAAATATCAAATTCATCATTCCAGCGTTGCTCCCTAGCCTTCGTTCGATAGTTGAAACGATTATGTCGCTTGTTGTGGCAGTCACGACACAGCGTGCGCAAGTTGTTAATATCTAACGCACATTCAGGATGTGTTTCTAGCTCTTTGATGTGGTCGACTTCTAGTATTATCTTTCGTCCATCTAAGTTGTAGGCTCCTGCTCTGCTTACTCGCCCTTCTGCTTTACACCACTGACACTCAAAGTTATCCAGCTCGATTCGTTCAGCTCTTAGCTTGCGCCATGTAGGTGAGTTATAAAAGCGAGCCCTTGCCTTTCTTGTTTCAACATCAATCTTTGTAAGCCTGTTGCAACTCATAGATGTATTGCTCCGTTAATGCTTGCTGCATTTTAAATAGACCTTCGATTGATAAATTTGAAACGTCTAATTTTAAACACTCTTTTAAGAACACCATATTATGTGGTGATTCAAGTGCTCGTTTCATCAAATAAAAATTAATCGCTGCAACTTCTGCCATGGTTACATCGTGTTTAATTAAATGGTTATATAAATCTTCTGTCAGTTGATCTAGCTCTTCATATCGCTTATTCACTTTTATCACCGCTTTCTAAAATATAAGTATAAAAATAGCACCTAACCTTATTGGTTAAGTGCTTGTGTTATTACTCTGTTTTTTTAGCAAATTTTTTCCTAAGTGCTATTCTTTCTTCTTCTGTCATTAAATTCTGATGTTTAATTTCGTATTTTTTATTTGAAAACAATTTAATTCCAATGCCGATAGTAAAAGATAGACTAAAAATAGCTAATATTATAAATACAATTAACAGTCCAATTAATATTTTTTCCATTTGTTATTATCCTTTCTAAAACAAAACCACCCCGACGAACGAGGTGGAAAATAAAAAAGGGAAACCTATGTTAGTTGTCTTAACCCAAACAAACTTAGAGGATGTTTTCTTACTTTCGTTACATCATAACTATATTACACTTTAAATATGTTTTTCTATGTCTTTTCATGTCTTTTCATGTCTTTTTTGTATACGTGTTTAAAATCCTGCATTGCTTTTCCATGTAGCTTCTGAGTATATCTCACATCATGATGAATGATATCTGCTATTTCTTGCCATGTTTGTCCACTTAAATAACGATAACTTAATATAATTTGAGATAGCTGGTCGTCTACTTGTTTAATCATTTGACTAAGTTCTACTTTGAAGTCGACTAACTTATCAACTCTTTCTTTAATTGATTCTTCTAACTCAAGTATTTTCAAATACTGATCATCAAATGGTTTAGTATTACTCTTTTGAACTCTTTCCTCAATGGCTGGACTAACTAAAAAACCTTCTCTTAATGATTGCTGCTCCGCCTTTAAAGATTTTATCTCTTCGTCAATCCATCGTCCACGCTTTAGAAAGTCATACGCTTCTTGTTTTACCAAATAGTCACCTCCTTATACAGTAATCTTGTTTGTTTTAACGTGACGGTATCCAATACGACCTGCCATGTTGTGCTTTATACGCCATTGATTGACTAGACCTTTTGTTTCAGCTTCGTAAATGATTTCGCCGTCGTTATTTATAAACACTGCCACATAGTTTTTAACTAACTTGTTGCCTTGTCTCTGAGAATTGATGTAATCTTGCTTGTATCCTTGATAAAAAGGCTTAGCTAAGCTTTTTTTAGTAATTGACGTTGCTTTTAGGTGTTGTTTCATTTGCCATCACCATCTAAAAGATTAGCAAAGATGCCCTCAAGTACATTCTCATCAGAACACTCTTCTTTTATTTTTTCAACTGCCATGTCAAGTTCTCCGACGTTTGCTATTATCGGCTCGATTGAAATTAACTTATCATGCTCACCTTTGTCTAAAAATGCGTTAACACTTACTGATTTCGCTTCGTCTGGCACGATTGCTAATACTATTTTCATGTTATTTATCCTCCAATAAATTTTTATCGCTTATCTTTATAAATATTAGTTACGTAATTAACATTTATTGCTCGTTCTCCTACATCTAAATCTTCAACAACCATAAAATTTGTACAATTTAGAGTTGCTAAATTCATTCTTCTAATTACATCGTCCATATCCTCTTTCGTTTCTATATAATCTATGTTATTCCATTCATCAAAATAACCAATATTTAAACAAATAACTGTTATTTCATCTTTCATTATTTTCACCTCCAAAATTTTATTGATTATACTATTTATTTTATTTATCATAATTACACTTCCAACGCTTTATCTAATTGATCTGGTCTAAACCCATTTATAGCTATCTTTTCTCCATTCCGCTCAATCAACACAACTTCTCTGCAAATATAGTCCCACTCTCTATCTTTTATGTCAGTTTCTTCCAAATATTCCTTAGTTGCTTCTTCGTCAATCTCCCAACCCCTTTTTTTAATAAGCGTTGTCGTACATTCGCTTATAACTTCATCAAAGTAAGGAGATTCAATATCTATTGTCTTTTCTAGCAAATCATAGCTATTAAATTTATATAAGTATGCAAAGTCTGAATCGATATCTATATAATCTTTTGATTCTTGTAACTTTTGCAAAGTGTTATTAAAAACATCTAAAGCCTGTTTGTATTCGCTTGATATATATTGTGTGTGACCTTCGTTATCCGTTGCATAGTACAAAATCATTATTACCCCTCCAATACCTCATCTAATTCATCTGGTCTAAACCCATTTATAGCTATCTTTTCTCCGTTCCGCTCAATCAATGTGACTGGCACTGTTTGATAGCCCATATCTTTAACCTCTTGCATGTATAAGCTGTTCGCATTCACATCTTTAACCCAAAAATTTTTACCTTTTTCGCGCAAATGCTTTTTGACAAACTCGCACTGCATGCAGTTGTCTTTTGTGTAGATTGTTATCATTGTGTGACCTCCTCTTCTTCATCAAAATAATCCCAAGCATCATCAATTAATCTAGTTACAGTTTCTTTTATCTTTTTAAACTCTTGTTCTGATTCATTTCCTGTTAACATAAAATACAAACAATATTTAATCGCTGTTTCTTTATCCATTTACAACCTCCATTCTCAATTCAGTTATTTCCAAAACGGAAAACGTTGCTCTGTTTTATTTGACGTTGCTTAGTAACTCATCAATGTTGTAAGGTTCGTCATCTTCCCACTTAATGAATTTGAATTTTTCGATTTCGTTAAAATTAACACTTAAATCTCCATCGTTGCTCCACACCGTGTCAAGTTTTTCAGGCTCCTCTTTATAAGCATACAAATAACCATTTTTATCCCTAGCTATCCAATTACACCCTTCTAATTTTGCAAACTTCAGATAAATAATTTCATCATCAGTTAATTTAATATCTTTTCGTTGTTCAATTGGCGTTTTAGCGTATTTGACTGCTAAATCAAATAAGCCATCTTCGGCATCATAAAACCACACATCCATTTTATATTTACTTTCTTTTGAAGTTTGTAAAATAATCTCACCTTCAAGTGTAACTACATAAGAGTGTTCTGTTTCTCCAAGACTATACCCCAACTCTTTCACACGTTTTATAAATTCACTTGTTTTCATATTCTTCCTCCGTTATCGGGTTTGGAATTTCTATAAAAAATTTCATATTCTCGTTCCATTCTGTGTCCAAAGGACTGCCTACATACATCGGTTCTTGAGCTGCTTTGTTACTATCCCACCAAAGGCAGCAACCATAATCTTCATGCCACGCTTCGATTGGTCTGAGCGTTAACATATCTTCTAAAGCACCTAATCTATTAGTTGATTTTAAATGTGCAAAAAACACATCATAATCTCGATACATACCAATTAAATTATCAGTACCATGATCTTTTAACAGATAACCACCTCCCACACTAGGTGTTGTTAAACGTTCTGTTGTGTATTTCATGTTCTAACCCCTTTCGTTTATAGGTGTTCTCGCATACTCTTTCACCAACTCTGATACTTCTCGAGTAAACTGTATACTTTCAAAGCTTCCCGCCTTTAAATCGATGACTACATTTTTAGGTATAACAATAGCAGTTTCCCCTAATGTTTTAGGTTTTATTTCAAATTTCGTATCATATTCAAAGCATTTATACCCTAGTTTTTTTACTCGCTTTTTTAATTCACTCGTTTTCATTTTCTTTCTCCCCATACCATTTCGCAAACTCCGCAGGATCACTGATCAAATCGTCTAGAACGGTAAATCATCATCTGATATGTCGATATCGTTACTAGGAAAGCTATTATTTAATTCTTGTTGTTTAAAGCTTGATACTGGATTGTTATTAGACTGATTGTCTTGTCGTGATTCTAAGAAAACTAATCGATTGACAAGCACTTCAGTCACATAAACTTTTTGTCCTTGTTGATTTTCATAGTTTCTCGTCTGAATGCTACCCTCAATACCTATCAAAGACCCTTTTTTAAGATGTTCTGCCATAATTTCAGCCGTCTTTTTCCAAGCTACGCAGTTAATAAAATCAGCTTGTGTATTTCCGTTATCATCTTTGTATGTGCGGTTAACTGCTAAGTTAAAGTTAGTGAGCGCAATTCCGCTTTGAGTGTGCTTTAATTCAATATCTCTTGTTAATCGTCCGGTTAAACTTACGTTGTTTATCATTTGCCATTCTCCTCTTTGTGTTTGTATGATTTAATTTTGATATCAATACATCCTTTATCACCGTAATATTTATAAGCCATTAACTTTACGATTTGAGCATCATCATGCCAAAAGATACCATTCATTCCATCCAAAACACCTTTGATATAATTATCTAGATCCGGTTTCTTAATCGGCAACAGTTGCTTTAAAAGTGCCTGTGTCTTTTGTTTAATCGTCATGCTTTTGAGTAATGGCTTGTAAAATGTCAATTCAATTTCTATCGGTCCGTCGATAGCTTCAAGGTTATTGCGTTGTTTTTCTTTCAGGAAAAACGTTTTAATTTGCCGTTTAAACGCTTTTGATTTAGGTGGGTCATAAGTATGCCCTTGTCGTGTAAAACGCGGTCTCCCTTGAGCTACTGGCTCAATATCAATAGACAATTCAATCACGACTTCACCACCCACTGATAAGTTTTAAATTCATCATGTGGCATCATGACATCATCAACTGCCACTTCAAAATAATCACAAATTGCGTACAACGTCATGAACGAATGACCTTCTAACTTCATCGTCAAGAACTGCTTCATACGTTTTTGAGATGCACCTTCTATTAATCGTCCTAAATCACTCATACGAACGTTATGCTCTTTCATCAGCCATTTGACATTGAGTAATATATTATTTAAGAATTCTCTTTCAGCTTCATTAGTCATTTCAATCATTGTTTTTTATTCTCCGTTTCTTTCGAACCACACCGCCAATAAGATTTTCTAATTCTTTTTTTGTCACTGAATTATCTTTTTCTTTGACAGTATCTTGTTTCTCTTTCTTTGCCCATTCAGGCAATTGTTCTTCGCGTACCGGTTTCTTGTATTGTTTATTTTTAAAAGCTACTTGTTCAGCTTTCACTTGTTCCAATGTTTTAATGCCACGATCAGTCCAACTTTCCAAAATAGCATGGGCATAGTTAAACCGCTTTTGTCTTTCACGAGCGATCTTCATCGCTTGAATGACCATTTCAGGTGTAAATCTTGTCAAATGGTCTGTAATTTGCTCGATGATATAAGGGCTTAACACACCAAACTCTTGTTGATAAAAGTCCAATGGATTGACTGCTGCTTGCGTCTTTTGAGCATCATTTTCGTTCGTGGACTGATTTTGTCCATGCTCAAACAAGCCCTCGCGCGGTATGCTGTTTTCTTTACTTTTCTTTACTTTACTTTCCTTTACTTTACTTTGTTCATTACTGTATACATTAACTGGGTTATTGTTAACATTAACTCCGTTGTCGTCAGTTTCTGTTACAATTTTCAAGTTATTGTATTCGTTTAATTCTTTAAGTAAAATAAATTCTTGATAGACCGTTACTTCTTTTCTTCTTCTGACTGCTTCTAAGAATCGGCTTTGAATACCTGAAGAAGTTAGAATCCGATGCGCTTTAAACATCTCTTGATCAAATAAATGTACTTGCACTGCTTTCTTTACAATCTCCGATACGCTCGCTTCATTAACCCCAACTGTGTCAGCAATTAAGAAACAAATATCATCATCCCACCGCATGTAATACCCTTCATCTCTGTAGATATTACCGAGCAGGTCGATTAGTACCGCAATTGAATTCGCTCCGCATGCACGTAATATTTTTCTGATTTTAATATCCTCTAAAAAGTAACAATCCATTGAATAATAATCTAATCCTTGCTTTAAAGGTCTGGCCACTATCTCACCGCCTTTACTGGCGCTATATCCACTGGAACGCCGGTTACTGCTTGTATACGTTGTTTGAAATAATTGGCATCACTATTTGCATCACTTAAGTGAATTAACATAATTTGCTCTAAACGACTTTTGTCTAACCCTTTAAAAAACTCTTCTACATTTTCTAATTCAAAATGACTTTTTAACAATCGACGATAACGATTAGGGTCTATTTCCTGATTAATAAATCGCTCGTTTAATCGGTCAAATGAATAGTTGCATTCTACTAAAGCATGGGTAACACCCTTAAATTGATACTTCACGTAATAGGTGTCAGTCACAAATAACACTTTCTTATCGCTTGGCGTTTGTATTAAATAACCGACTGGCTCCTTAGCATCATGTTGTACATCAAACGGTAAAACGAACCATTTTCCTACATGAAAAGGAACTTTACTTTTAACGGTTTGAACTCGATGTTTAGGCAAATCTAACGCTTTTGCCGTTCCTTTGCTGCAATAAATATCCATCGCACCTCGTTTAATAAAATCATGTGCGAATTTTCCATGATCTGCATGCTCATGTGTGATTAACAGACCGTCCACTTGCTTATAATCAACGGTTATCTTCTTAGGTGAAATTCCGGCTTCTAATAACAAGCTATGGCCACCGTCTTTTATTAGGTAGCCATTGCCTGCTGAACTTGAACCAAATACTATCGTTTCCATAATTAGAATTTCGGTGTTTCAATCAATTCGATTTGTTCACCGGTTTCTCCTTTTGAAACAGTTTTTTCTGTTACTTCTACTTCATCTAATTCTTCAATTTCTGCGTCTATAATTTCACCTGTTTCAGTGTCAATATCAGTCGATGGTAGATCTATCACTTCTTGGTTACTGTAACGTGTCACATCTTTACGCATTGACTGAACAGCGTCATCTGTCGCTTCAGTAAACACTCGTTGTAAATAAGCACTTTCAAAGTTCTTTGGATATTTCTTAACAATGTTATTGCGCATTTTCCGTACAATCATGGCTTCAGAAGATTGTGGCTCTTTCCATGCTGAACTGATATATGGTGTGATGTTATCATCAGCTAATACATCGTCTAAATCTTTTTCGTTTAATTGATCCAATATTTCTTTTTTCTTTTCATCAATCTTTTTCTTTTGACTATCTGTGGCCTTATAACGACTTTCCGCAATACCAAATGTTTCGTTCATCAAATTATTGCGAATGTGAGCCTTTAGGTTGTTAATGACATCTGAACGTTCTGCAATGACGTACTCTGTTTCCCCTGTCGTTTTAGTGATTGGATAAACCACACGTACTACTTTTCCTTTTCCGGTTGGATACCATTCAGGCGGTTTAACTTCTAAACCAACATAACTTGGATATTTGAATTCATCGTTTTCTCGTACTTCCCAAAATTTATGAACAGTATCTACATCTCGACCAAATCGAGCAAGTAATGCATCATTGCCATCACCTTCTACATTGGCTTCAATCATTGACACCCAACCTTCACCAACTCGTTTGTTTCGTGTGATGTAATAAATTTCTCGTGGTTTAGCCGCTGGATTAAGTTGTAGCGCAGCAGTTGTAATCAATGACTCTGTTAACGAGCGCTGATCCACGTCTTTGAATGACTTACCTTTTTCGTCTAATAAATTATTGATGGCCACAACTGCACCCATTACACATTGTTTTTGATATTCCGTCATTTGAATTTCATTGGTTTCAAGTACTCCGGTTATCATTGGCATATAGGTATTTGTCACTTTAACTAAAGCTGTTTCGTATGTTTCTGTCATTTTATTGTCCCTCCACTTTTAATTGGCTATCTTTACTTACGGTTAAGGTAATTAATTGTGTATCAATCGGTATAAATTCGTTCACACTTTCTGCGTTATCAACAAATATCGGCACGAATAGTTTGTAATGACGCATAAGCGTATTGATAATATCTAACCCTGCGTTAATGCGCGCTGCATTATTTAATCCTGTGCTATAATTTGCACCTTTAACAATTGGCTCGCACACTTCTACCAACCCACCATTAATTGCCGTATCAAATAATTTGAATTGAACATAACTAAAATGTTGGTTAATTGTATCGGTTAGTAAGTTAACTTTTGTTCGGATAAATTCTTCTAATAAGTAATAACGTTGTTCTAATTCACCGTATTGCAGCGACAACTGTTTTTCTTCATCGATTAATTCATTCATTCGTTCTTTTTGTTTGTCATACAATACAAATTGATATAACTTATCTTTTATTTGTGATAGTTCAGTGTTTAAATTAACCATTTCTTGTTTTACCGCTTGTATAGATTCTTCTGTATGATTGGTGGCCAAATCAATTTGCTGATTGATTTGTTTAATCGATGTATGAATTTCAATAGCTTCTTCCGTTACATCAAATGGAATGATTGCCTCTTTTTCTTTCGATTGTTTACTTCTCAAATGATTGATTTGGTCTTCCGTTTTTTTCAATAAAGTAGATAAACGATCGATATTATCATCTTTTTCAATTACTTCATTACTCTTATTTACGTTAATTTCTTCTAATTCCTTGATTTCTTTTTTTATTTGAATGCCTTGTTTATTAATCGTTGCTAGGCGTTCGGCTTTCTTTTGATTAAATGTCTCAACTTCTTTTTCATACGCTTGTCTTAGAGTGAATACCTTTTCTTCTGGATAATCTTGACCACACACTGGACAAGTTGTTTGATGTTCATCAAACGCTGGTATTTGTTTATCTTTCGTTTTATAAAAATCTTCTAACAACTTTTCTCTTTGTTCATTTAAACTGTTGATTTGTTTAGCGTTAATCTTTATTTCGCGAATTAATGCTTCGCGATTTATTTTAGAATCTACTAAATCTCTCTTAATCTCATTAAAGTCAGAACTCACTTCATTCAGTAAGGTATTTAATTGTTCATAACTTTTAGTCGTTTCTTCGCGATATTGTTGTTTCGCTTCAAGATAAGTTAGTTCCAATTGTCTTTTCTCTTGTTTTAACTTTTCTTCCTGTGATCCATTTTTTAAATCAGCCACTTCACTTTGTTTATCGTTTAATTGCTGCTCTAACGTTTCTAATTGGTTGTTTAATGCTTTTTTATCTAGTTGACTAATATCAGGTAAACTTCTGTCTACTTCATCAATTCTTGCTGGTAACCCTTTAATTTGTTGATTGATTTTCTTCTGACTTTGTTTCGTTAATTCGATTAAATCATCGGCAGTTCTCTCTTTTAGTAAGTCTGATAGTGGTCTTAATTCATCATTATGATTTAAGATATCTTCATCACTTATTTCTCCTACCATGTCAATCAAGGCTTTTCGTCTTTCTTTCCAATTCATCGTTTCAGCAAAGTACGTCACACTGGTTAGCATGCGAAACATTTTTTCATCAATCAACGAGGAGAGATAAGATTTATAATCACGTTGTGTAACTTCCAATCCGTCAATCGAGTAAGTAGTGGTGTGTCCGTCAAATTCGCTAGTGATTGATCCACGCTTTTTGGTCCAACGTTCTTTTGTCACACGTTCCAATGTTTTAATCGCTCCGTCAACGTCTAACTCAAGTTCAACACCTGTTTCTAAATGGTGAATTTCGTTATTGTCTTTATCCAGCGGTTTCCAATCAAATTGCGTCTTATCGGTGCTGTCTTTACCAAATAAACACCAGATAAACGCATCATACAAACTCGTTTTTCCTGTTCCGTTATCACCATACACACTCACATCTTGACCGTTTGGAACAAACGTGAATTGCTTTATGCCTTTAAAGTTTCGAATATTCATTTTATTTAATTTGATTTTCATGATATAATCTCCTTAGATATGTTTTGTGTTTTGCCTTTCAGACGGCCATCTGAGAGGCTTTTTTGTTGCTCGTAAGTTTTTAACTCCATTTCTAAAACGTCTAAATAGTGTCTATCTCCTGTTTCGATGTAATAACGTACTAAATCGTCAATCCGCTGCTTCATTTTGCTTTCAATCCCAAAGCGAATCCACCGACAAATATCATGATTTGCAAAGCAATAAACATTGTGGACATCATCATCCAACTGATTGGATTGTCGAGTGTGTAAAACACTTTAGCCACTTGTCCAGCTACAAATAGCAATAGTAATATTTGTAGGGTGATGGACACAAACGGCTTAATATTTAACTTCTTGTACATCTTTTTCTCCTTTTTGTGTTGGCGCACATTTTTATATTTTGTTTCTTTCTAAATACTTTTCTAAATACTCAATAACTTCTTTTCGTTTGTAAAAAATGCTCTGACCTTCCGGATACTGTGGCAATCCCATCAAGACTAACTGTCTAATTCTTTGGTCACTCGTTTTAAACTCTTTTTTTACTTGATTTTGAGTCAAAAAAGGATTTTTAAAGTCTTGTAATTGACTCATTAAGTCTTGCGTTTGTTTAATTAAATGATTGAATGTGTTCTCCTTTAATATGTGATACGTGACGTTATTAGCGTCTTTAATTGTTAAACGCTCTAAATCGTCCACGTTGATTGTGAGTTGCATGTTAATCATCCTTTCCAAATGCGTTTCTTAATTCATTAATATCAATTCCAAGTGCATCAGCTAATTTGAATCCCGTTTCTAATGAGGGGTTTTTATTAACTCCTTTTGCGTATTTATAAACATCTTGATTTGCAACGTTTGCTTTTTTAGCTAAAGCGTAAAGAGACATTCCCGACTCATTTACTAACCTTTTAAATTTGTTCATAATACCCTCCCAACACTATATATGGTGTTAATCATTCTATTTATCAACTATATGATGTATTTAAACTTGAATATTAATCTTAATTGAGCTATACTTCTAATAGCATATCGACCCATACCAACTGAGCGATGTGACTACAACGAAAGGCGGTGACAGTATGGGTAAAAATCAACACGTGACACCTCATCCAACGGGTAATTGGCAAGTAATTGGAGCGGGTAATAAAAAACCTACAAAGTTATTTCCTACTCAAAAAGAAGCAGAAGATTTTGCTCGAGGTATTGCTCGCAATCAAAGGGCAGAGTTAGTAACTCATGGACGTAATGGAAGAATCCGGTCTAAAGATTCTTATGGAAACGATCCTTGCCCTCCAAGAGATAAAGAACATTAAATAAAAAAGAAAGAGGTTGATATATATTAATTCTGCAAAATTAATATTCAGTGATAACAGCACACTTGTATTAACTGTTAATAGCAATATTTTTGGGTTACGTTTTTTAAAAAACGATGCTGATTACGGTAGCAAAAAAGAAACTTTTAAAATGCAACATATGTTTCCACTTTCTGCTTCTGAATATCCGTTGTTAAAGTTAGATATTCATAAAGATGCGGGTATATTACCTTCTATTACTGAATTGCTTGAAAATTACCCATACTTTTATATAGAAGAAGAAAAACATGTTGTTTACTCTTCTAAAGCTGTTATTAGAATCGAATTGATTGACTAACAGATAAATCAACTATTTTGTCGTAAACAGCTGAATCAATCGATTGGCCGAGTTCTCCGTAAGAGAAAGATAAACGAGAGGACTTGGCTTTTTTTAATGCTTCTTTAAATGTTTGAGATTCATTCAAAAAACCGTCTGTTCTTTGTTCGATTAACTTGTCAATTTCTTTCATAAATTCTTGATTTGTCATATTAAGTTCTCCTTATTTTTGGTTTAAATTTCACTTCAATTTTTCGTTTATAACTTTCTCTTCCTATTATTACGCCAATATACAGTAGGAAGAGATTTTTACTTATATTCTTCATGTGAGTGTTCCTTTCTGATTTATTCATTGTCATTCACTTTCCTGTGATATAATCACCTTAAAGGAGGTGAAAATATATGGAAGTCACTCAAGTTATCTGTATTAATGACGGGTCTGAAATTTTAATTGACGGGTTCGATAAAATTTCTTTTTCAAACAATGCCTTTGAAAAACGATTAACAAACAGTGGATACACTTGGCAAAAAACTTACCCGGAAATTTTAAATGAAATGGTTGAAAACAAATTCATTATCATCGAACGAAATGATGAAAAAGACGAGTTAACCTACCGTAACCACCCGTTTGTTTACAGAAACGAAATTAATGAACAGAACAAACCCTTGATATTAACGACAAACTCAATAACAACTATCATAAATATTTAGATTTTATTGTTGGCGTGTTGCTTTTCCGATGCAATATGCCAACTTCTTTCTAAAAATGTTTTCTCTGCTTCTTTTAAAACTTCAATCACTTCTAAAGCTGATAAATTATGATGAACTAATAAACTAACAATTCCCGATGCGATTTTTAACTTCTGCTTAGCGTTCATTTTCTTCACCCTCTCACCCTTTCTAATTAAACAATCTCATGTTTTCGTACCGTGAAGTCAGTTGGTAAAAAAATATCATCAACTGATTTCCCAAAGTGTTCAGCTAACAAAAACATTTCATTTTGCTTGAATTGTGATTTACCCAATTCCTTATTTCTATATCCAGATTCACTAATTTGCAATAAGTTCGCTAAGTCACCTTGGGTCTCTTTGTTATTTCTTCTTAATTTGATTAGATTCCACTGCAAGATATCACCTCCCCTTAAGCTCTATCTATATATTACACGGTACGTGAATATATGTCAACATTTAATTTCACTTTTCGTGAATTATTTATTGGAAACAACATTTTTCTATGATATTATATAAATAGATTAAAACTTGAAAGGGGTGAGATTATGAAAAATATAGAAAGAGAATTAGCTGTTTATTCGGGTAATATAATTAGAAAATATAGGAAAGAACTCAATATGACTCAACAGGAATTAGGGGAAAAAGTTGGAGTAAGCAACTCTGCAATAGCAAATTATGAAAAAGGGTTTAGAGCACCATTACAGGATACTCTTTTTAAACTAGCTGATGTTTTTAACGTCTCAATAAATGAGTTTTTTCCAAACACAGAAAAGAATAACGAATTAGACATAATGTACATATACAACCAACTTGAACAAACACGTCAAGAAACAGTTTATAATTTCGCTGAACACCAACTTGAACAGCAACAACTTGAAGAAACTAAAGGAATATACGTTGTTGGGCAAACCGCTGCAGGTATTCCAATCGAGGGAGAACAACCGATACCGCTTTTAGGTGCCGTTACAGTCAATTTACTTGTCAATGGCGATAGCATGGAACCAGTTTTCTATGATGGAGATATTGTGGAATACAAACCGCAACCTACTTTGGAAAATGGAGAAATAGGCGTTTTTGCAGTAAATGGTGGTATTACACTGAAGAAGTTTAGAATTAATGGCGATGTCCGTTTACAATCGTTAAATAATAAATACGAAGATCTTATTATCAAAGAATCAGACGATTTTAACATTTTAGGGAAAGTGATTTTATAATTTGGGATTGGAGATAGTTGAAATGAACTTTGACTTGAAAGCTTTCATTGAAAATGCAATTAAAATAACACATGATAAATTGAAAAAAGACAATTCTTTAAAGAGTGACTATAAAAATAAACAAAATCAAATTGAAGTTAGGCGTACCAGATCAAGAATCGCTTATAATTATATTAAAGTAAATAAATTCAAAAATAATATAACAGTAATTGACTTTGAAACTACTGGTTTGAGTCCAATAAATGATGAGATTATTCAAATTGGAGCTATCAAATACCAAGATGGTATCATTGTTGATACTTTCGATAGGCTAGTTAAACCATCTGGAAATGTTAGCCCTAAAATCGAAAAATTAACTGGAATTACTAATAAAATGTTAGAAAGCGCTCTACCAATTTCAGATCATCTTGAAGATTTATATTCATTCATTCAAGGCGAAACATTAGTAGCACACAACGCTGATTTTGACATGAAATTTTTACTTGAAAATTTTGAAAACTATCAAATTAAACATGAAAACTTTGAAGTTATTGATACCTTAATATTGGCAAGAAAATTAATTCATGATACAAAAAATCATAAGTTAACCACTTTAAAAGAATATTTAAACATAGAAGCTCAATCACACAATGCATTAGAAGATTGTAGAGTTACTGGAGATCTATATTATTATCTAAAAAAAATTGAGGATAATAAACCAGGTAATTACGATGGCGAGCATTATACACATTATGTAGAAACCATTAAAGAAATGAAAAGAAATAAAGAAAACAAAAACGCTATCGATTTATTATTGAATTTAGTTGATGCTGTAGAAGCTGAATCTCGTTTTGAACAAACTGGCCCTGCACCATGGTATTATGAACAACTGGCTATTTTGTACAGAAAAGAAAAAGATAAGCGAAGTGAAATTAAAATTTTAGAAAGATATTTTTCTTTTTGTGAGATATATGGAGGCCCAAACGGAGTAACACACGAAAAATTAATTGAACGATATAGCAAATTAATTGGATAAAGTCACACTTTCTCATCCGCCAAGATAGTTAAATGATCACGACGAAAATGGGGAACGGTTATATCCAGATTTTTATGCGGATGAAAAAGACGATTTATATATAATAGGAAAAGTTATGATTTAAGGAGGATAAATAATGGATAACTATGTACACTATAAACCTGATTTTTTTCAGAAGTATTTTTTAGTATACGATGAAGAAACATATCAGATTGTTTCTAGTCAAAAAGAAGTTGCTAAACAACTACAATCAAAATTAAATAAAAAATTTTTTAAAACAAAATCAGTGAAAGAACAATTAAGTTTGATAGAAAGAGATTTACTAGCAATGGAAGAATCTCTATCACAGTATGAATCTGATATAAAAAGAAGTGAATACCTTGAACAATTTATTGTTTATAAAAAATCGTTCTACGTTAAAGGTACAACCTTTAGTGAACACTTTAATGAAGTTGTTAAAAAGATTATTGAAGAGACTAGCTTTAGCGCATTTGAAGGCATGACTAATAAAGAGATTGAAGAAGACGGTGGGAAAATATATAAACACACTGGATATACAAGAAAATTCCGTTTAGAAAGTGAGCCGGACAACCCACATGATAAAAATGCTATCGCAGTTTTTATTGACAATATGCACGTTGGTTACGTTCCGAAAGAGATAGCTAAAGAAATCCAGCATTTACTAAATGAAAGATACGAATTATCAGGAATAACTGAACTCGTCGGCGGTCCTTATAAAGAGTATGATTACAGTAAGGACAAAGTTGTTACCACTAAAAATAACTACGGTTTAAAAATGGATATCGCAATAAGAGACACTTTTAAAAACGTAGACGGAAAAGAAGAATTATTAAATCTATATAACGAGATTGAAAAAGGTTATAAACAAGGTCATTTTAGTAAAGAATTCTATGAAAAAATGATGAAACAAAAGAACGAATTAATTTAAAGGTGTACTGATTGAGACATTCTAATTGAAATAAACTTTTAAATAATAACGAAGCAAACCACGTTTTCACTTCACTACAGTCATTTATTTTGAAGTATATGCTGTTTTACTTCAAAAGAAAACCAACTATTGTGAATTTCCCAATAGTTAAAACAAAAACCCTACTCTCTCAATCGGGGCGTCAATTTTGTTGGTATGTTAATGAATAATTATATGATGAATAAGTAAAAATGTATAAAGCAAAGGAGGAATTATAATGAACGAATTATCAAGCAAACTAACTTGGACGTTTTTAGAAGAAATAGAAACACCAAAAATCATTAAGGATTTATTATTAGAAGATGAACTTGTTGTTTCATCATACAAAACTTTACGCGATACGGCATCGTTTACCAATAAAAGAATTATCGTAATAGATTCTCAAGGTATAACTGGAAAGAAAAAAGAAATATACAGTCTTCCATACCAATCAGTAAACATGTGGTCAACTGAAAATGCTGGAACCTTAGATCTTAATTCTGAAGTTGAACTTTGGACAAGAGCTGGGAACATAAAAATAAAGCTTGGTAGACAAGTTGATGTGAGACAATTTGAAGGTATTTTAGCTAGAGCTTGTTTATAATTAGAACGAAATTTGATAATTTGATAAGGAGGTGTTTAGGTGAGAAGAACATTACTCTATTACGATTTAATTTTAAAAGAGTCAAATCAAATGAAGCTATTTGGTGAGGGAAAAAATTTAACAAATTCAGTGAAAAGATTTATAAACGATGAAATAGCAATGAAATCAGAGCGTCGATATGTTGATAAATCAACAATGTCTATTTTTGAAATTTTAAACATCAGTGAAAATCATATTTTTGTTAGTTACGGTCGTCTAGAAAGACCAGGTGATACTGCATTCACTAGGTCAAGAAACTCTAAAGACTTTGACGTAGGGATTTCATCAGATTGGGTTGAAAGGTACACATATTTTTATCTCGATATCGAGAATAATCGCATGACCGTATTAAATAATTCGAATGTAACAGGGTTTGCAAGAAATTGCGCTACATTCCTAAATGCTCATTTTCGTCTGAGTTCTGCGTACGATGATGTACAAGTTGTAATTCATTTGGATGAAAAGATTGAAGAAAAAATAAACAAAAATCAGAGTATTACAAAAATAAAAGTCACATATTCTTCAGATAAGTTATATACTAATAGATTTTTAAGCAGAAAAAAACTAGAACACATAAGGCAAGATGATTTAAGAAGCGCTACCGTTGAGCTTAAATTCAAGCCTAATGCTCCAGTTAATTATAAAGATATTGTATTTAATGAAAATAATACAATAGAAGACTATGAGAGCTTATCGATTTCGACTGAAGAAGAAACTTATAACATTATCGAAAAAAGCATAGCTAAAAAAATAGATATAACACTTTCTTCAGATGATATTAGAAACGCTAACATTATAGAAGACACATTAAAAAAACACTTGCAAGACTATTAACTTTTTATTCGCCAGGATCTGACATAACAAACAAAGTAACATTATAAAAATAATAAATCAGAATAAATGTTTCTGTGATTGCAATTAGTAGTAAATACAGTCGTTGAATGGAATCCAGATTTGTAATAGATAAAACAATTAATAATAACGAACTCAATATTCCTATTACTAAAGTTCTGGAAATTATTTTATCATAGCCATAATGTTTCATTAGCTTTCGCGATTGATTGTCAGGTAATGTAACATACAGTCCTAAAATAGTAAATAATGTTCCAAACAAAATTGACGATATTTCAAGAGTATGCTTATCAACTAATTCCAAATTAAATAGATTTATTTCTAATAATTTAGTTGCCGTAAAATAAAGAGAGATAACAATGGTGGGCAAAATTAAATAGATATACAAATTAAAGTGTTCATATATTTCTTCTCTTAAAGCACTAAAAGAATCCATTGATTATCCCTCCCTATATAGTAATATTTAAATCGTTAAAAAAGATAACCCCAGGCACATAGGAATGCTCAGCACAAATGTACCTACCCCATTATGGGACCCAGCGTTCATCCTTCACAAGTTATCTTTATATACATTATACACTTTTTATATGATCTTTTACTAGTTAAATATTCTAAAAAACAAAAAACCCCACTCTGTCGAGTGGGGAAACCCTCTTTTGTGTTGGCGCACGTAGAGAGGAAAGATTAAAAATGATAAAACAATATGAATTAAAAAACGGCGAAAAACGTTATTTATTCCAAACCTATTTAGGTGTTGACCCACAAACTGGGAAACAACGTCGCACGACTCGTCGTGGATTTAAAACAGAACGTGAAGCCAAATTAGCCGAAGCACGTCTCCTCCACGAAATTGAAACACAAGGGTTTGACAACAAACCCAAGCAAGTGAAATTTGAGGTGGTGCTTGGAAAATGGTTTGAGTTGCATAAAAAGAAACTTAAACCCAGTTCTATTATAAATTACGAGAGAGATTCTAACAATCATGTCTTACTTTATTTTAAGGGTAAATACGTTGACAAAATAACAGTGGATGATTGTCAAAAGTTTGTTGTGAATATGTATGATAAAATGACGAACGGTTATAGGCCGGTTGGGATTGCCTCAAAAGTAATGGACCACGCAATCAGACTTGGATATATAAAATCAAATCCTTTTAAATTAGCTGTTAGACCACCAAAATTAAAAACGGACTATACTGTGCCTTTTATGGACAGAAAAGAATTTAATAAATTTATTTACGATTTACACAAATCATCACTTAGTACTCAAAACAAAATAATGATACATTTAATTGCGTTTACAGGCATGCGAAAAAACGAAGCGGCAGCATTAATGTGGAAAGATGTTGATTTAAATAACAATTTAATCAAAATAGAAAGAAATGTTGCTAAAGATAGAGTTGGATATTATATTTCCGAACCTAAAACTAAAGCTGGAATTCGAACGATTGCTATCGATAAAGAAACAATAGATTTGTTAAAGAAATGGAAAATAAAACAAATGGAGATACTTTTTAGTCGCGGACAAAAACACAAAGGACAAGAACAGCTGTTGTTTGCTAACAGAAATAACTCGTTTGTTTGCAGAAGGATTGTTAATGATTTGTTAGATCGAATGACGAACGAAATGAACATAAAAAGGATAACGCCCCATTCGCTCAGGCATACACACGCCTCTCTTTTGCTAGAAGCAGGTGCATCTATCAAAGAAGTGCAAGACAGACTAGGTCACAAGGATATCAAAACAACAATGGATACATATGCTCACGTAACAACGGACGGAAAAGAAAAAACAGTTAATCAATTTATTGCGTTTGTATCAAATGGTTAA